TATTGAAAAAAATCTGAATGTTGGTGGAAACTTTAGTGTAGATGGAAGTTCAATATTCGATTTAATTAGAATCGAAGATAACATTATTTCCAGTATTCCAGGAAGTAATGATACAATCTACATTGATCCATATCCCGATGGATTGAGTAATGAAGGAACTGTTATTATTAAAGGTAACTTACAAGTTGATGGTACAACCACTACCATTAACTCGACACAGAAGACGATAAATGATCCGATCTTACATATTGGCGATGTAACAAGCGTAAGAACGGTTATGGCAACCGTTGCTAGTGGTGCAAACTTAATTACTCTCGATTCAGTTGTTGGTATTAATACTGGGGATATAATTGCTCATGCAAATATTCCTAGTTCAACTTCAATTACAGCATATAATACTGGCACAAAAGTAGTTACTATCAGTGCTAACACGACTGCTGGTATTTCAACGACTGAGCAAGTAACAATTACTCATGCATACGATAGCAATACCGATAGAGGTATTTCTTTTGCATACAATAGTGGAAGTGGCGTTGCAGATAATGAAACTGGATTCTTTGGTATGGAGGATGACTCCATTGCCACCAGTACTGCTGGAGTAGATAACCACGGAACTCACGCTGACGATAGCAGAAGATGGGTATATGTTCCCGACGCTACTATTGCTAATAGTGTTGTAGCAGGAACCAAAGGTTTCCTTGATATCAAAGGTATTTACTATCAGTCTGGTGATTATGCAACTGGTGGTGTTGTCTATTTTGACAGCACTGGTCTTCAAAGATCTACAAATGCTGTTGCTTCTCCAGTTTTCACTTCAAAGCAAGTTTTAACTGCAATCACTAAAAAGACATTTGATCTTAGCGTAGCAATTACTGCTTCTGCTGGTGACATTATTAGACAAGATACCAGTGGTGCATATGGTGTGGTTGAGCAAGGTGTATCTGGATCAACTCAAGTCAGTCTTGTTGGTATTGAGGGTACATTTACTACTGGAAACAATCTGAGAAGAGAAGGTCAGAACGGATTTATTACAAATCTCGGTTCAGTTCCCAATACAATCACCGACATATATACTAATAAACCACACTGGACTTCAACTCTTGACGGAGGAACTTTCTGATACATGGAACAACAAAATGAAGTGGATGTAAATGTTCTTATTAAACTTTATAATTCCAAATTAGCAACATTAACAAATCAAAACGTTCTGCTTGAGGCAAAGTTAAGTACTTTGTCTCAAGATTATAAATCACAAGTAGAAGCACTGCTCGAAGAAAACGCCAATCTTAAGGCACAACTAGAGACAAAGTAATATGGCAAAACCATCAACTAGACAAGGTTTAATTGACTACTGCTTGCGTCAACTTGGTGCTCCAGTATTGGAGATTAACGTTGATGACGATCAAATCGACGATCTAGTTGATGATACCATTCAATATTTCAACGAGCGTCATTATGATGGTGTTGAAAAAATGTACCTTAAGTACAAAATTACTCAAGACGATATTGATAGGGGAATAGGTGCTGTTACTGCTGGTTCAAATACCGTAAATGGGACAACTGGAGTAGGAATTGTAACTACTACAGCAACTTCCACAGGTATTGCTGCCACAACATTTAACTTTTACGAAAATTCAAATTTTATTCAAGTTCCAGATTCGGTAATCGGAGTTGAAAGAATATTTAAGTTTGATACTAGTTCCATTTCTGGTGGAATGTTCAGTATTAAGTATCAACTATTTCTGAATGACTTATACTATTTTAACTCAGTTGAATTACTACAATACTCAATGGTCAAGACATACCTTGAGGATATTGATTTTCTGTTAACTACAGATAAACAAATAAGATTTAATAAGAGACAAGATAGATTATATTTGGATATTGATTGGGGAGCACAAACTGTCGATGATTTTATTGTTCTTGAGTGTTATAGAGCATTGGATCCAGGATCTTTCTCACAGATTTACAACGATAGTTTTGTTAAGAGATATTTGACCGCTCTCATAAAGCGTCAGTGGGGACAAAACCTAAGTAAGTTTAGAGGCGTCAAACTTCCTGGAGGAATTGAATTAAATGGTGGAGAAATCTATCAGCAAGCAGAACAGGAATTGAATGACATTAAATCAAGAATGTCAATGGAATATGAACTTCCACCTCTCGACTTTATTGGATAATGGCACTTAATCCTTTCTTTTTACAGGGGACTGCATCTGAGCAGAGATTAGTCCAAGATATTATTAATGAACACCTGAAGTTTCATGGTGTGGAAGTTACTTATATTCCAAGAAAATATGTAAACACAAAGACAATTATTGAAGAGGTACAAACTTCAAAATTTGATGATAACTTTGCAATTGAAGCATATGTAAACACCTTTGAGGGATATGGTGGTGCTGGAGATATCTTAACAAAGTTTGGTGTAAGTGTTAGAGACGAATTGATTCTTACAATCTCCAAAGAGAGATTTGAGGATTTTATTGCGCCATTTATGGCAGGTCAGGACGACGGAACTGAAGATTCTATAATGCCAACCCCAACAAGACCCAGAGAAGGAGATCTTGTTTATTTTCCATTGGGGCAAAGACTTTTCGAAGTTAAATTTGTTGAGCATGAAGATCCTTTCTACCAGTTAGGAAAAAATTACGTATATCAACTCAAATGTGAACTCTTTGAATATGAAGATGAGGTTCTTGATACTACGATTGAGGAAATCGATACTCAAATTCAAGATGAAGGATATATTACTACACTCCAATTAATTGGTGTTGGTAGAACTGCAACCGCATCGGCAGTTATTGCAGGAACAGTTCCAAGTGGTTATGTTTCCGAAATTTATTTAAACAATGATGGTAGTGGATTTACTTCAGTTCCAACAATTGGAATTACTTCTTCTCCGACAGGTCAAGTTGGAGATAATGCAACTGCAGTTGGATTCTTAACAACGAGAGGTGGAGTAACTTCTATTGATAAGATTCTTCTGACAAATGCAGGTGCTGGATATACTGTTGCACCGACAATCACAATTACTGGTGGAGGTGGCGTTGGGGCAGCAGCAACTGCTTCTATTGTTACTTCTGGTCAGGGTGTAATTAGAATTACAATTACTGATGGTGGTGTTGGTTATAGTACAACACCTATTGTAACTATTTCTGGTCCACCAAACAGTGGCATTGCAAAAACTGCTGTTGGTATCGCATCTATTGGTTACGACGGATCTGATAAGATTGTCAAGGCAATCTACATCAAAGATCCAGGTAGAGGATATAGTTCTGACCCAACCGTTACCATTGCAGATCCAGAAACACTATCTGGAGTTGGAACTTACCTGTTTAACGAAGTTGTTATCGGATCCAGATCAATGCTGGAAGCAAGAGTCAAAGAATGGGATGAAGATACTAAGATCCTTAAGATTTCTAATGTTGGTATAGCAGACACTCAAATTGGATTCTATCCAGGCGAGAGTGTCATTGGTAAGACTTCTGGAGCGTCTTATCCTGTCTTAACTTATACGCAGGATGATATTTATGATAAATACACTGAAAACGATGAATTTGAAAAACTGGGAGATGATCTCCTAGATTTCACTGAATCAAATCCATTTGGTACTTATTAATGTTAGGAAAATATTATTATCACGAAATAATTAGAAAAACGATCATATCGTTTGGAACATTATTTAATGATATACATATTCGCCATGCAGATGGTGATGGGAATAGTGTTAGTGATATGAAAGTACCACTGGCATATGGTCCTGTTCAAAAATTTCTAGCAAAAATTACACAACAATCTGAGTTAAATAAACCGATTCAGATTACTATGCCAAGAATGTCATTTGAGATGACATCTATTCAGTATGACTCAACAAGAAAGACGAGTTTAATACAAACATTTAAAACTTGTGATGATGGCAGTAAAGTAAAGAAAGTCTTTATGCCAGTTCCATATAATATTGGATTTGAATTAAATATTCTTTCCAAATTAAATGACGATTCTCTACAAATCATAGAGCAGATTTTACCATATTTTCAACCACATTTTAATCTTACCCTAGATTTAGTAGATTCTATTGGTGAAAAGAGAGATGTTCCAATCATTTTAGATTCGGTGAGTTTCCAAGACGACTATGAGGGAAGTTTTGATACTAGAAGAGCACTGATTCATACTTTACAGTTTACTGCAAAAACATATCTCTTCGGTCCTATTGCTGATAGTAGTGATGGTCTTATCCGTAAGGTACAAGTTGATATGTACACTAGCACGGATATTCAAACTGCTAAGCGTGAGGTAAGATACACAGTTACACCAAAAGCACTTGAGGATAAAAATAATGATGGGGTGATTGACTCAACTGATAATGATCTTCTCCAACCAGGAGATAATTTTGGATTTGATGAAGAATGGCAATTCTTCTCAGACGGAAAAACTTATAGTCCAACCCGCCAATCTGATATTTAATTACCATGGATAATAATTATGAGTCTATTGACAAGGCACTCAATATTGAGAGTAGCATTGTTGAAACGGAACCAGCAGAGATTAGGAAACCACCCATTCCTATTGAAAAAACTGATATTAAAAAAGATTATGAATATACCCGCGCAAACTTATATTCTCTTATAGAAAAAGGTCAAGAAGCAATTAATGGGATTATGGAACTTGCCGGTGAGAGTGCAAGTCCAAGAGCATATGAAGTTGCGGGACAGTTAATTAAAAGTGTTGCTGATACTACAGATAAATTAGCAGATCTTCAGAAAAAACTCAAAGATCTTGAAGAAGATTCGGTAAAACAAACAACTAATAATGTTACTAATAATGCATTATTTGTAGGATCAACAAGTGAACTTTCAAAACTACTCAAGCAAGGTTTTCTAAATAATAATAAGTCACAAGACGCATAGGTATGGCGAAAAAATCCTGTAAGAAAGGATATTACTATTGCTTCACTTCAGAGAAGTGTAAGAAGATTCCTAAGGGATGGCACCTTATGGCGTCTACTGGTCGTATTATGAAAGATAGCGAGCATAAAGAAGAAGAGGAGACCAAAAAGAATGGCAATGGTACAAATGGCAATGGAAGTGGGAATGGGGACTCTTCTGGGAGCTCTGATAGCGGAGGAGTATCAGAAGGTTGGAGTGCAGCATACAGGAGGTCCATCGATTGTGATAATCCAAAAGGGTTCTCTCAGCGAGCACATTGTCAAGGAAGAAAGAAAGTGAACGAACAAAATAACGATATTTTTCATCAAGGAAATCCCAATCCTCAAATGAGGAATATGCCTATGGGACAAAGAAACGTTGATAACCTTGCATCTTCTTACTCAAAATCTATAAAGAGTGCCGCAGTTGGTGGTCTTAGTTCATTATCAAAAGCGGCTCAATCTGCAAAAAACACTAAGATAATGAATAGTACTAGTGTAAGGGTTGCTGAAGCAAAAGAAAAGGGTGACCACGAAGTGTCGATGGCACAATCTCAGTTAGCAAAAACTGAGAGAAATATTAAAACACTTCGTAAAGCACTAGGTAAAAAAGAAAAAAATATTCCAGCTTGGCTTCAGGCAAAGATTACTGATACTGAGCACAATATGGATGCAGCTGCTGGTTACATGGAGAATCCTCTTGAAGAAGCAAACAAAAGTGGTGATTATTCTTTGCGTGACTGGTTTACTAAGAGTCGCGCTTCTGATGGCACCCCTGGTTGGGTTCAACTTGGTGGTAAATACGCAGGAAAACCCTGTGCAAAACAACCAGGACAAAAAAC